TACGGTTAAAGATATGATTTGGGGAGAATTTTAATGGCTGTTATTACTGCATCCGTATTGGCTGGAGCGGCAATTGGTGGATCAATTGGCGGGTCGTTGGCGGCTGGTGGAACGATTGCGGCTCTCGGCGGAATGGCCGCTGGTGCGACTGCCGGAGCGGTTGCTGGCGGATACCTCGGTGCTGAATACATAGACCCCTTTGTTGACAACATCTTCGATGGCCCTGATATTCCAGACGCACCAACTCCCGACGCACCTACAGTAGCAGGAGATGAGGGCATCCGTCGTGGCGAGATGCAACGGATGTCGAAGAAGAGAGAGCTTGGGGCTTTATATTTAACTCGTGGACAAGACAGACAGCCGACACTCGGCGGAATGAGGCAATCGTTAGCCTAGGAGATTATTATGGGAAGTGGAGGCGGAGGCGCACCTAAACCAACAGTACAACCGACCGTAAGCACGAAGGTTGAAACTACAGACGGAGCAAGAGCACGAACTGGTGATCGGAATGCTCTTGGATCAATGTATCTTCAGAGTCGAACACGTACCGCTGGCGGTGTTGGTTCGAGCGGATTTGGTGGACAGAAACAGACGTTAGGCTAATTTATGGACATTAAAAAGATCGAGGCACGCCGCAAGTCGAGAGAGACCTGCGAAGAGAACACGAACTTCAAAGACTTGATTGACAAGACTCGGGACTTGTTCTTGCCGGAAGGCGGACGCTTGCTGACGCAGGTATCAAAAGGAACGAAGCTCAACAGCCGTCGTGTATCCGACATTGGCATCTCAATGCTTAACGACTACGCATCTGGTGTTGTATCAGAGCTTGTCACCAGCACCGACCAATGGTTTGGCGTTGAAGACTCCCGTGAGATTGAAGGCGATAAGGATATGTTCGCTGATATGTCTCACAAGATGTGGAATGCTGTAAACGGCTCAAACTTCCACTCAGAATTTTACCGAGACCAGAAGAGTGCTGGGTGCGACGGAACCGCTTGCTTCTGTGTAGAGCGTGATGGGCAAGACATCGTTTGCCAACACATTCCGTTTGGCTCGTTCGAGTTCGTCCAAGACTTTAAGGGTCGCCCCGATACCGTATGGGTTACAAAGAAGACTACGGCGGGCGCACTTATCGGAGAGTTTGGCGACGCTGTAAGCGACAAGGTTTCGCAACTAGCAGAGAAGTCACCAGACAAAGAGGTTGAGATTGTCTATTACTGCGCTCCTCGACGGAATCGTGATGCTTCAAAGATCGACAAGAAGAATAAGGCTTATGAGCTTATCGTCTATGAGAAAGAAGGCTCTCACCTGCTCAATGAGGGCGGTGTAGATTCCCAGAAGTATATGGTATATCGTGTTAAGCGCATTGGCAATGAGACGCTAGGCAGAGGCCCGTGTATTGAGTCAGCCTGTTCTATGGCGGCGATTGAGCGTGCAAGCAAAGAGTACGAGCGTGCCGCACGTTTGGCAGGAGTACCTATCTTCGGAATCGGCGCAAGCATGGGGCAGAACGGCTTCCGCTGGGTGGATCAAGAGAACGCTTCAATGCTCATCTACAACGATACTGGTATATCCGGTGCTCCGCAGACGATGAACCCGCAACAGAACCCAGACTTCATGTTTAAGTACATGGAGCTTGTTACTGGGCAAATGCAGAAGCTCTTCTACCTAGACTACTTTAATCCTGTGATGGACAAGCGGAACATCACCGCATACCAGACCCGTGAGATTGTCGGGAAAGCCCAGCAGATGGTTGACCAGTTGGTTGGCCCCCTAGTTCAAGAGCGGCTGAACCCGTTTCTCCAGTGGGTATTTATGCTTCTTGGTGAGAGCGGTGCGTTTAGCAAGTACGGTTCGTGGCCTGAGATTCAGAAGAAGATGAGCGGTCGTCGGGTCAAGTTCGTTTACAAGAGTCGCCTAGCCAATGCTCAGAAGCGCATCAAGCTGATGGCTGACATGGAGTATGCCGAGTACGCAGGAGCGATTGCGCAGTCCATCCCAGACCCAGTCATGCAGTATGAGTTCATGATTCGCACAGACTGGGCTAAGATGCCCGAGAAGATTCGTGAAGGAGTCAACGGGTCAATTGACCTGCTCCGTGATAAGGAAGAAGCAGAACAGATGGCACAGCAGTTTGCTGAGGGAATGGCAAAGCAGGCAGAGCTTGATAACATGGTGAAGACTGCGGATGCGGCTTCTAAGGGATCAACGCCAGTACAGCCCAACTCACCAACTTCTATGGCACTTGGCATGCAGTAAGGAGAAAGAATGGAAGAAAAAAGTACCCAAGAGTGGCTTGGTGTGTTTGGGCGACTAACCGAGAACCAAGACTTTAAAGACGCAATATCTCACCTGAGAGAGGTGTTTATGTTGGAGAGTAGCGTGTTCCAGTTTGGAAACCTACCGAACCCAACGGAGATGTTGTTTGCAAGAGAAGGCATGAGAACCTTCTGCAACAAGCTCATGTCCATGAAGGACGAACTAGAAACTCAGTTAAAAGCTGAACAAGGAGATAAATGATGAGTGAAGAAGTAACGGATACCGTAACCGCGCCCGTAGAAGAAAGTGCAACTCAAGCAGAAGCAACGCCAGTAGCCCCGTCGCTACGGGATGCGTTCGCAGAAAAGCTCGGTGATGATTTCAAGTCATTCGAGAAGTACAAGGATGATGAATCGCTGATTAACGGAATCATGTCTGCACAGCAGATGATTGGCAAGAAGGGTGACATCCCAGCCGAAGACGCTGACGACGAAACGAAAGCAGAGTTCTGGAAGAAGATGGGGCTTAGTGATGAGATGGACATTACCCTGCCGGAATTTGGAGAAGAGTTTGGAGACCTCGCCAACCAACTTCCCGATTATTACGGCGGCATTAAAGACCAGATTCTTGAGATCGCCAAGGACGTTATTCCTAAGTCTGGGAACGTCAATGAGATGCTAAACGGAATCATGAACGAGTTTGTGAAGCGTGATGCTGATGCGACCCGCATTCGTGAGGCTGAGAACATGGCGGCGCAGAAGGATATGCTTGAGAAGGTTGCCGCCAAGAACGGAATCTCGGCAGATCAGCTCAGCGCAAAGACCGAAGAGATCATGAACCGCCAAGGATGGAGTAATGAGACGCATTTTACAGAAGTATTATTGGAGTTTGCAAAGATGACAGAAAACAGCACGGAGCTAAAGGACGCACACCTCCACAACACAACCGAAGGGCTTGATACGCAGATTCGTGAGTTAAGCGCATCTGATGAGTATCTTCGGATGACTGGCCCGAAGCACGACATTGCCGTGTCCAAGGTCAGGGAGCTTCTGAACAAAAAAGCACAACTTGAAAATAAATAGTTGACAACAGGGGGTAGCTTCGGCTATCCCTTGTTTAGATTCAGTATAAATAACGATACCTCGCAAGAGCCGTTTTGCTTACCGAATCAGTCGAGCAGACTTAAAATGCAGGCGCGACCCCTCCTGTGAGGGATACTTAAACCGAAGATTTGGTGTACCAATGGTTGGTATATCTTGTTTAACGTAACCTTAACAGGAGAAATAAAATGGCTAATGAATTCTACAACGTAATGCCTACGAAGCAATATGCTTCCACGCTTGACGTTCTCTCACAGGAGCACTCGAAGCTCTTCGGTCGTGTATGGGACAAAGGAACCCTAGTTGGTGAAGAATCTTACTTCAACCAGCTTGAACCTTTCGACATGACCTTCAACCGCGCACGCTATGCAGAAACCAGCTTTACCGAGCCGGAATACGCACGTCGTCGCATCACCAAGACTCCGGCAAACGTTGCTGTACCGCTTGATGACCTCGATCTCGTCGAAACTCTCGTCGATCCGAAGTCTGAGCTGGCTCAGAACGGTATGTATGCCGCTGGTCGTGCTAAAGACAAGATCATCTGGAATGCCATCTATGGCACTGCATACACCGGAAAAGCTGGCGGAACCTCCGTTGACTTTGACACGAATCAGATTGTTGACGTTCAGGTTGGCGGAAGTTCTGCTGATACCGGACTGAACCTTGAGAAGATTCTCGGTGGTGTTGAGATCATCATGGGCAACAGCGTTGACCTTGAGAACCCGATGAACAAGCTCTGCTTGGTAATCAGCCCCGCTCAGTGGAATGACTACCTCCAGATTGCAAAGCTGACCTCTGACGACTACATGACCAAATCACTGAACTCCGGTCGCCTTGCGATTCCAGGTGTTCCGAATGGTGAAGTCATCATCTCGAACATGGTTCCGTACATGAACACTGCTGAAACTTCGGCTAACGTAGACCTGACTGGTGCTGACGTTGCTTGGAGTGGTGGTGGAGCGGCTATCGACGTTGATAGCACCTCGCATCGTGCTTGTACTCTGTTCTCGATGTCCGGTATTGGATTCGGTACTTGGCAGGAAACTCAGGTTAAAGCTCAGGAACGTCCTGACTTGAACAACATCTGGCAGTTGTGGATGCAGATCCAGTGTGGTGCTTCCCGCCTTGAAGAAGGCAAAGTTGTTGCCATCGAGTGCCAAGAGTAAGTTTGCTCACATCGCTGAGGGGGACGACAACCCCTCTTTAACTCAACTTACATTGGAGATTAGAATGAAAAAATATATCATCGCATCAATTGTTGGCTTGTTCGCAGGTTTAGTCTTTGCGGCTAACTACGAAGCTGACACGTTTGGGACAAAAGATCAGTCAAACAGCGGTCGCATTATTGTTGAATATTTCAGCTATGCAACCTCAGACACAGTACACACTAACGATCTGGTTGTTCTTGCACGTATTCCAGAGAACGCACGTATCATCGATGGCGCAGTAAGCGTATCCGCAATGGGTGGAGCGCAGACCTTCGACGTTGGTTTGATGGGCGCAGATGGCTCAGGCTACTACACTGGCACGACCGCAAACGATCCCGACTTCTTCTTAGACGGAATTGCTTGCTCGAACGCAGTGAATGATACCTTTGCCAATCAGGTGAACGGCGACACCAACGCTTCTTATGAGCTAGGCAGTCGTCCGGTTTATGTAACTGTCAGCGCACCTGCCGCTGGAGCCGCATGGACTACCAACGAAACAATTACCGGATGGGTTAAGTATATCCAGCCGTAACTGATCGTGAGGGGGACGACCACCCCTCTTTAACTTTAAAAAGGAGCCGACATGGGCTTAGACCGCACAGCAATCTGCAATACAGCCATCGGGATGTGTGGCTCCACGGACTTCATTCAAAGCATTGACGACACTGCATCCACATCGGCTCGTCGGTGCAAATACTTTTTCAACCAGTCTGCGCTAAAGGTTCTTCGCAAGCACGACTGGAACTGTGCTACTGCAACCGTAGAGTTGGCTCAAAAGACAACCGACCCGACCTTTAAGTACGACAACTGCTTTGCCCTTCCTGCTGATTGCGTTCGTGTAATTAACGCATACGGGGATGATGCTGGGTACAATCCTTACGACAGGTGGCAGGTGCGTGGCAGAAACATAGAAACCGATCTCAGCACGGTATATATTGAGTACGTGCAGGAACCGACAGACTACAACGATTTAGACATCTTGTTGTCAGACTCTATTGCTGGGGAGCTTGCCCTGATGCTTGCGGCAACACTCGTTAAAGACCCGAGCGCATTTTCAATGATAACAAGCGTCGCCAATATGAGGCTACAGGAAGCAAAGGCAATTGATACGCTTGAGAACAAATACATTTACCAAGAATCCAGTGTGTGGAACGATGCGAGGGCAACAATATGAATCTGAAGAAATATGCAGAAACAAAGGGTATAACCCTAGATGAGGCAAAAGAGGAGACTGGGCTGACCCACTGGAACCAGAAGGTGGTTGAAGAGGCTCCGGCAGTTGCTCCTGCTCCAAAGCAAGATGATCGTCGTATACACGCCCTTCGCTCAGAGGCTATCCGACTACGAAGATACCTTGGCGAAAACAGCGAGAAATATCTCAGACACGTCTCATGCTACAGAGACCTAATCCCAGACGAATACGACAGAGCAAAGGAAAACATTGGGCTGTATCTATGAAACGATTCTTAGCACTACTACTCATCTCGACCACCGGATTTGGTGAGCTTGCAATCTTAAATACGTTCAATGCTGGTGAGCTTTCACCTCACATGGATGCTCGTATTGATTTTGAGAAGTACAAGTCTGGTCTGCGAACGATGGAGAACTTCACTGTTCTGCCATATGGTGGAGCCAGAAAGCGTTCTGGTACAGAGTACATTGCTGAGACAAAGAGCGGCGGGGTTGCACGGCTTGCCCCGTTTAGCGTTGGAGTAGACCAAACATACGTCATGGAGATTGGCATTGGGTACATCCGATTCTACAGCAACGGAGTTCAGATTCAGGATGGTGGATCGCCGCTTGAGGTCGCAACGCCATACGGTGCTGATGATGTGTTCGAGGTACAGCTCGCCCAATTTGCTGACACAATTTATATGGTTCATAAAGACCATCCGGTTCAGAAGTTACAGCGCACTACGACTGCGCCAACATTTACAATCGAAGAAGTAGAGTGGGATTATCCGCCAGTTATGGATGAGAACCTGACCGACATCACGTTGACCCCGTCCGCCATAACGGGAAGCGTTACGATCACCGCATCTGATACGCTGTTCACAACGAATCACGTTGGATCGTCTTGGGTATTAAGAAGCCCGTATGACGACAACAGCGTTAGCCTGAGCCTGAACGCAGATGGAATATCAGATGAGCTTCGCATCGAGGGAGACTGGAATCTTCGTACGGTTGGTGCTGGATTTGAGGGCATTCTAAAGCTCGAAGTTTCCGAAGATAACGGAGCAACGTGGGGGTCATTCAGGGAGTACGAGTCTAGGGCAAACGATCTTCGCAATTATGACAGAAGCGGTACGGAGTCTGAAATTGGCGTTGTGTATCGCTTAAACTTTGATGAGACTGGTGACGGCGGCGGAACGGCATACCTAAAGAGCGAGTCAGCATACCTGAACGGGTGGGTCACAATTACCAACTTCATTAGCGCAACTCAGGTGGTTGCAGAGGTTAATAGCCCTCTCGGGTCTACCGACGCAACGGACATTTGGTTTGAGGGAGCGTTCAGCGAAGAGCGTGGTTATCCGAGGACTGTAGAGTTCTACGAGAACAGGCTTTGGTTCGGTGGCACTGACTACATGGTGAACACGCTATGGGCATCAAAGACCGCTGACTATGAAACGTTCCAGACCGGATCATACGACGACTCATCTCTCCGGCTTAGCATTAACTCCGACAACATCATCGAGTGGTTGCTTGGTAGAAATCAGTTGTTCGTTGGGACGCTTGGGGACGAGTGGATTCTAAGCGGTGGAGACAGCTCTACGCCTATTACCCCGACCACGGTACTTGCTAGACGGCAGACTGGGTTTGGTTCTAAAGACGGCATTGATGCCCTAATTGCAAGCGATTCGATTCTTTACCTTCAGCGTCAAGGGCGGAAGTTGCGAGAGTTCGAGTACAGCCTTGAGTCCGATGCGTATAAATCCTCAGACGTAACCATGCTTGCGGAGCACATTACCAAGGGCGGGGTTGTTCAGATTGACGACCAACAGCAACCGGAGCCTATTATCTGGTGCGTTCGTGATGACGGTCAGTTGCTTTCGATGACCTATTCAAAGGTTCAGAACGTGTACGGATGGAGTCGCCACATAACGGATGGAGAGTTCGAGAGCGTTGCGGTGATCCCAACGATTGGCGAGGATAGAATTTACGTCGTGGCGAACCGTGACAACGGGCGGTATGTTGAATGGTTGAAGCCGTTCGAGATTGATGATGAGGACGAGGCTTGGTTTGTAGACTCTGGGCTAGAGTACGACGGAGGGGACGCTGTGAGCGTTACAGGCGTGTCAGTAGCAACAAACGGTACAATCACCATCTCGGCGGCAGAAACGCCGTCAGACGGCGATAGCGTGCGTTTTAGCGATGTCGGGGGAATGGTTGAGCTTGAGAAGTACACATTCGGTGTCACCAACTCTACGACCACGAACTTTAACCTCCTAGTCGGAGATAGCCTAGCAGATGGGTCTGGTTTCACGGCATGGACTAGCGGCGGAGAATTTGAAGAGGTCAAGAACACCTTCACGAATGTAGCTCATCTTGCCGGACAAGAAGTGAACATCTTTGCAGACGGCGGCGCACAGCCCGCAGAGACCGTAAGCACGAACGGAGTGCTCGTAACAGACGAATATTATAACCATATCGTTGCGGGACTCCAATACACAGCCCGTCTAAGCCCGATGTATATTGATACTGTATCTCAGGCAGGCATTAGCTACGCCAAGGTAAAGACCCCGTACAAGGCACATTTCAGGGTAAAGGACAGTGGACGCTTCTTTTACGGCTCAACTACCAATGCGTTGTATCCCGTGTCTGTAAGGTCTCCAAACTTGCCCGCAGGGTCGCCCGTTCCGTTCTTCAGCGGAGACCCGACCACAAAGACTCTTGAAATTGAGCCAAGCACAGCACCAGAGTTCTGGGTCACAAGCCCAGAGCCTCTTCCGCTTGAGCTTCTAAGCGTTACCTTCTTCACTAAAATATCGGAGTACGAATAATGTTACCTGCACTTCTAGCACTCGGCGGTGGAATCATGAGCGGTGTTGGCTCCTATATGCAGGGTCAGCAACAGGAAGCACAACTTGACTTCAATGCTCGCCAGTCTGAGATAGACGGAATGATTGCAATGCGCAACGCAGACGCACAGGCTACAGCCCTGAGAAAGTATGGAAGAAAACTTGTAGGTACACAGCGCACACGCTACTCTAAGTCAGGTTTAAGGATGGAGGGTACACCGCTAGAAGTCATTGCAGAAACAATGGAAAACGTCGAGCTAGATGCTATAGCCAAACGACAGGCGGGAAGATTTGCACAATCACAGGCGAACGTCCAAGCTGAGTATCAGAGTGAGATGGCGGACAGGGCGAGCACGGCTGGAACGCTAGGCTTGGTCAGCGGCATACTCGGTGGCGGTGCTAGTGCTTCAATGTTTGCATAGGAGATATTATGGCGATTCCGACTTATGAGAGAGACCCTTCAGCGCAACAGCTTGGCGGAACTGCGAAGCTAAGTGGTAGTGATCCGGTTGCTGGTGCTGTGTCACAGCTTGGCGGAAGCATTGCTAATGTTGGAAAGGCGGTTGCGCACTTTCAGCAAAAAAGAGCCAACTTGAAAAACGATGCAGACCAGAGCAACTTCAGAACGGCAATGACCACTCAGTCGGCAAAGCTGTCTCTCGACCTTCAGAATCAAGTTCAAGCTGGCGCATTGAAGCCTGAAAACCTGCCAGCCGCATACGACAAGCAAATGGGCGACTGGAGCGCAAAATACATTGGCGACTCTGACTTTACAGATGAGGTCTCTCGGTGGGCTAAGAATACCTTCCAAGAGAGTCATGCTACGCAGAACGTAAAAAATAAGTATTGGGCAGACGCTCGTGTTGATGAGCGGAACATTGCAACGATGCAGGGAGATGTGCAACAGCTCATTGGTCAGGGTGAGTACGAGCTTGCTGAAGAATCTAATAAGCGGCTACATGGCTATATCGGGAAAGAAAAAGCTGATGCGTTCTACGCAGGTGCAATGAAGCAACATCAAGACGGTCAGATTTCCGAAGCCATCGCACTGAACCCAGCAGGTGCTTTAGAGTCGATAAGAAAAGACGAGTACGATCTATCGGCAGAGGAAAAGACCTCATGGATGAACAAGGCGACTACGGCGAAAAACAAGGCGTGGGTCTCGAATGGTGATTCGTATAAGACTCGAATGTTTAATTTAATTTATGATCGTCCAGACGCAAAGGATGATTCGTTCGCTGATGTAGAACGTGATTTGTATAAAGACCTCGAAGCTGGTGTAATTGATCCAGATGATGCAAAGCGCGTAGCGAAAGAACTGCAAGACCCATACGGCACGAAAGGCGCAAAAAGCGGGAAAAGCTATATGCCGCCACAGGAGCTTTCTGCGCTAATGAATGAGGTTTCTCGGTACGATCCAAGCGAAGACCCAGACCGCTCAAAGTATGCTGAACTCTGGAACAAGGTTCGACGCATTGAGAATCGTGATGATTATGGGCAGGTGAAATCGCTGTTTGAGATTGTTGAAAAAGGCGGCGTTGCGTCTCTATACTGGAAAGATATAGCAAAGCTGATCGATACAGACATGGGCGGCGGGTTGCTTGGAGAGTTTTCTGCCACAATAACT